GCCGAGCAGCGAGTCGCCACGCTTGACGAGACGACCAGCCAGCAGGATGCACGCCGAGGTAACTGGCGAAGGCACTGATGGCCATCCCCACTTTGCCGTCACCTGGAGATAGGCGGGGGCGACAGTGGTCTGGAAGTAGATGCCGATCGGGCGAATCATTGTGACCGGTGAGCCCTTGGCCAGTGAGTTGACTGGCTCGAGTTGATATTGAGAAGCGGTGAGTGTTGTGGCGTAGGTGCCGTCGCCGGCCGAGTCGGTTTTGATGATCAGGCTGGTGGTGGTTGAGATGTCGTCGACCATGACGAGATCGCTAACCGGTGGAACGAACAGTCGAGCGGTTGCGTTGGCGTCGGCATAGAAGCGGCGGTCGCAGTGTTGGTCGATGACTCGCGAGGCTTCGGTGATGCGTGCCTCAAGCATGGTGTCGTCGACGGTGTCATTGATGCGCATCACGCTCTTGAGCTCAGCGAGGGTGCAGTAGCCGTTGGTGATGGCCATTAGATTCTCCAGACGCGGACATAACCGCGGACGATTTCGTTAGCGCCATGCTCGGCAAGGAACCAGGCAACCTCTGAGCCTTTGCCCTGGTCGTCTTGGTTGTCGTCGACTGCGACGAGTGAGCCAGGGGCCAGCAGGTTGAGAGCTGCCATGAGTTCGCTGAGGTGATGAGCTGCGGCTGGCTGCGGGTTCCCGAAGTCGACATCGAACGAGTCGAGGTAGAGAAAGTCGCAGTGGCCGGTAAGTGTTGGGATCACATCGAGTGAGTCGCCGACGATTGCGGTCGTTGCTTGCAGTCCAAGTTTGGCGACAAGTTCGGCACCGAGTGGATTGATATCAATCGTGGTGACGGTGCCGTTGAGGTCGGTAGCGAGTTGGTTCCAGACGATTGTCGACTGGCCGTCGCCTTCCCAGTTGTCGAGTTGTCTGACGGTGCCGGTCTCAACGATGCGACAACCGTGAGGCAGTAGCTCGGCAATGGTGGCGAATGCTTCGTGCCGTTTGCCGAGCCGGTCCCAGGCGATCACTTCGCCATCAATTCGTCGATCTCGTCAAGTACTGGCAGCCAGTAGTTCTTGAAGACCAGTTCGTTGTCGTAGGTTTCAGCGTGCGCTCGAGCAGTAGCTTTGCGCAAAGGTTCTTTGGCAGTGTCGTAGGCGTGCTCAAGTTGCTCGAGCACTGAATGCACTAGCGGTGTGGCGAACCATGAGGTCTGCAGTGCGTCCCAGTAGGGCTGCACTGAGACGAGGTAGCCGTGACCTTCGACGAGCTCAGGTTGAGCGGTGAAGTTGGACACGATCGAGGGCACGCCGCAGGCGGCGGCTTCAATAACTGGGACGCCGAACCCTTCGCCTCGAGAGGCAGCCAAGTTGACATCCATCGCGCCCATCAGACCTGCAAGCACGAACGGCGGCAGACCTGCGTAGTAGGCCCACTGGTCAGTCCAGACGATGCGGTTCTCAGGGATACCGCAAGCTCCGGCAAGTTGGACGAGATCCACGCCGCCTTGTGCGCCGCGTTTCTCGGTGTGCATGTAGACGTACACGTCGTCATGGCTGGCCATGAACTGGCCGAGCGCCAGCAGGTTCTCGCCCCATGCTTTGCGCATCGGTGCGATGCCCTTATTGGCAGCGACGATCCCGACCACGAATGCGTCGTCGGGGATCTTGAGAAGTTGGCGACCTGTCGCACCGTCAACGGTTGCGCCTGGTCGGAAGACTGTGGTGTCGACGCCGTGTGGAATGTAGCGATGGTCAATGCCGGCAGCCTCGAGCATGCGTGCGCCGTAGTTCGCCATTGCGATCGGCAGCACATTGTCTCGGCGGCACCAGTCGAGAACGTCCGGCGGTGCCGGTGTGTGATCGATTGGCACCCATGAGGCGATGACCTCTATGTCTTGAAGCTTTGCGCTTTTGTACACCCAAGTGTCGAACAGTGTGATTAGAGCAGTGGGTCGACCGGTTTGTTCTTGGGAGTATTTGAGGTGAGCGTCGAGGACGTCTGCCGAGTAGGGGTGGAAGCCTGTCGGGAGGACTTCGATGCCTTCCCATTCGGTGATGAAGCCCTGGGTGCCGTAGTTGTTGGAGAGGGTGATTGGTCGGCCGGTGGCTTTGATTTGGCGCGCGACTTGCGCAGTTTGGACGCCGTAGCCGGTGCCAGCTCCTGCGAAGTTTGAGTGCCAGCAGATTCCTGCACGGGTGTCGCCACTGACGCTTCGACTAGGTACTGCGCCAGGTATGGCGGCAGCTCGACCTCGCTGTTGCGTATGACGACCCACATGGCCGGTGCCTTTCTTCTTGCCCATGATGCTCCTAGCCCGTTTGCCGTGTGTGCTGTCTGGTTGGCCGGTGGTGGCTCGCACGGGCAACGAACCACCACCAACCAGACAAAGCCCGTAAAAGGTGAAACGACCGATCAGGCCGTGCCGCCTCGGAAACACTTGACTGCGTTTTGATCGACGACCGCGCCGTCTCCACGCCATGTGACGCGGAAGGTGATGAGGTCATTCACGAAGCCGACGCTGTCGTCGCGTGCGAAGTCGATGCCACGCACCTGACGGACGTAGTAGCCAGAAGCCATGTCACCAAAGATGACCGACCGAGCGTTGGTGCCAGTGGCAACAACGTCTGGGTTTTCGTTGACGACGTAGCCGAGCAGAGTGTCGGGCTGACCAGTCTGGAATGACGGCTGCCAGATGTAGCTGCCGTTTCCGTCCTTGATCTTGCGAACTGCAGCAACGGTGCTTGCGGCCATTTGGAACGAAGCGCCACGACGACGGTACGAAGAGTTGACCGAGTAGACGAGGTCCACGAGGTTCTCATACGTCGGAACACCAGCGACGCCGGTGCCGCCAGTTACGCCGGTGCCGCAGCCGACAGACAGCCCTTGGGGCTGAGTCGTTGCGGTGCCGACGGTGAGACCAGCGTTGACCGCTGTCCCCATGCCAGTCGCAGCCTGACGGGCGACGAAGTCAAGCAGGTTGATACCTGAGTCTTCGACAACCTCACGGCTGAGCTGGAACGTGGCGGCGTACTTGAATGCGCCAAGGGTGACAAACGCTGCGAACGTCGGGTCAGATTCCGTGATCGCTGTGCCTTCACCGATGATTGCTGGCGAGGTGTATGTGGCGCTGCGTGGGATCTGTAGCGACTCGCCACTGTTCGTGGTGAGGATGGTGACGACGTTGCCGTCAAGCATCGGGCCTTGGACGACCAGGTGTTCGACGAGCGTGTCGTAGAACGAGGTCGGCACTGGTGCGCCGGTGCTGGACTTGGTGATGTCACGGGTGTCGAACGAGAACGAACGACGCTCGCCGAGGGCGATTTCACGAATGATGTCGCTGTCGGTCTTCTCGGCAGGAGCAACGGTGCGAACACCGAAGTCAGCCGGGACGCCGAGAGCGGCGCGTGATTCGTCGATTGCACGCTCGCGTGCTTCGATGTCGATGATGTTCTTGCGACGTGCATCGAATGCGTCGATGTCGTCGTTCATGCGGGTGAACTGCTCAGCCTCTTCGGCTGAGAGGTCACGATTCTCGGACGCTGCGTGATCGAGAAGAGCCTTTGCTTCTTCCCAGGTACGCGCGCGCTGTTCCGAGAGGCGATTGACGAGTTCGTCAGTCATTGGTGCCTCCTGGGCGGTTGGGTTTGGTTAGTGGATGCAGGTGGTGGTCAATCGGTGGTTGCGCATGGGGGGCGCTCCGGGCGATGACTCCGAACTGCAGATTCGATGCTCAGCGCTTGGCGTTGAGCTCGAGCATGCGACGAGCGAGATCGACTGGCAGACCGTCTTCGGTTGCGTCGACTGGCTCGGCGATTTCTTCGGTGCTGCGAACTTGCGCACCTTCTGTAGCGGGATAGGCGGGGAAGCCAGTCACCACTGAGACTTCGTGCAGGATGATCTCGCGCAGTTCGCGTGAGCTGCCATCTTCTGACCATGAGTCGCCGCCACGAGGCACCGAGAAGCCGAAGCTCATCGAGTGCACGTCGCCGCGCTGCATGAGGATTGAGAGGTCGCGACCGTAGGTGGTGTCGGGCAGATCGGCTTCGACATACAGACCACGATCATCTTCGCTAAGCGACAACGTCGCCGAGCGCGTACTTGCCAGCACCTGGTCGGTGTTGTGATTCAAGAACATGCGCTTCTCGCTGTCTGATTTCAGCGAGCGACGAAACGCACCAGGGGCGATGGTCTCGATAAAGGGCAGCGGCTCCGATGGGGAGTTGAACACTGCGGCATAGCCGGCGAACCGCATGGGCATCTCGGTGTCGGCTTCTACAGCTCGAAGCTGCAGGCCGTCGACCTCAACGGTGCGGAACTCGACATCGCGACCGCCGATGCGGCGGTTCTCGATCTCTACGGCGGTGTAACGAACAGGGGGTTGTTCGGGCATGGTTTCATCCAGTTGCTCGGAGACAGGCCCCTGCGCCGTGTCTTGGTTCAGCTCTTCGGTCATTGCGATCTCCATCATCGAATCGGTGGCTCAGCGTCTGTGCCGACTGGCGGTTGCGCTTCGCTTGTGCCTGCGACGATTGCGCCTGGCAAGACCATGACGAACTCGTCGCCGCCTGGGTAGGGCTCTTGGCCTTCACGCTCACGCGCTTCGTTAGGCGTCAAGATGCCCGACATGATTGCGCTCTGATACGCACGAATGCGTTCGGTGGTGTTGGCACGCAAGAACGCTGAGGTGTCGAACTTAATCTCGCGAGGTGCAACCATCAGACCGCTCAGCGCGCGCTCGATGCGCACAAGCCACGGCAGCAGCGTGTAAGTGACGAAGTGCATGCCAGCCGATTCGTTGTTCTGGTAGGTCTGTGAGTCGCCGCGTGCGCCGATCATGTAGTTCGGCACACGGAAGATGCGCGCGATGTCGTTGAT